ACGGATCGCAGGGCAACAACGGCAAAAGCACTCTGATCGAGACTCTCCTTCGAATCGTTGGCGATTACGGCCGCCAAACTCCCACCGAGACCCTGATGGCCCGAAAGGACCCGGGTATCTCCAACGATATCGCCCGCCTGAAAGAAGCCCGGTTTGTCACGGCGCCGGAAACCGAGCAGGGATCACGGCTCAACGAGGGGCTCGTGAAGCGGCTAACCGGGGGCGACACGATCACCGCCCGCTATATGCACCAAGAGTTCTTCGAGTTCAAGCCGCAGTTTAAGATTTGGATGACCGGCAACCACCGCCCGAATATCAGAGGGACCGACGATGCGATTTGGCGGCGGGTGGTCCCGATTCCGTTTTCGATTGTGATCCCTCCCGAAGATCGAAACCCAGACCTGCAAGAAGAGTTCTGGGCAGAGCGAGAAGGAATCCTTGGGCTAATCCTTGATGGATGCAAAGTATGGAGAAAGGACCGGCTCGGACGGCCGGAGAGTATTACGAAAGAGGCGGCGTCTTATCGAGAGGATATGGACGTACTTGGGAGCTTTCTCGACGAATGCACAGTGATCGATGTAAATGGAGTAATCAAGAGCTCAGAACTTTATGAAAAGTACATGGGATGGACTAAGCGAAGTGGCGAGTTCCAGATGTCACAGAAGAACTTTGGCCAGGCGATGCAGAGCCGAGGCGAGGGGTCGCGAAGGACCAACAAGGGCTATCTGTACGAGGGTCGAAGGCTCGTCGAGGAGGACAAAACCGATCATGTGTATCGCGGATCGACCGATTGACGGTTCACCGGTGAACCGACGTTTAGGTTCAAAGGTGAACCGAGAGGAGCAGATAGCAGGTTGTACCCTCGCGCGATCGCGCGCGAGGAAAAGGGTTTTTCGGTTCACCACGGTTCACCGGTTCACCCGCTCATTTTCAAGCCAAGGGGCGGGGCGATGAGTGCGGGGCGCGGGGCGGTGTGGGCCGAAGCTGAGGTAGCGGCAAAGGTTGAGCAGAAGTCTTACTCTGGGAAAGACGTGATGTTTCTTTGGTCGGGATTTTATGATCGCCTTATGGCTTTGGAGGGAAAGGTCAGAGAGTCGGCGGGGTGGAAAGACCTTCGAGGGATTCTGCTTAGAGCTTATGAACTTTGCCAAGAAGGGCAATGGGAGGAAAGCATTAGACAGTACGGGGCGCAGATAAAGGGGTTGATGGTGCATCTATCCTTGCTCGCCGAAGCATTCGGGCCAAGTATAGAGTTGCAAGGCGAGGCCCTTGCGGCACTTGCGAAGTATGAGATGAGCCGTCCGCCGGAGCCGGTGCAGAAAGATATGTTTGAGGAGATGTTCGCATGACCGAAGTCCCCGAAAAGCCCGCTTCCCGATTCTGGACGCGCCCCGACATCCTGGCCGCCCAAAAAGCGTGCGACGTTTGGGCAACGGTCGCTTGGCACTACGCGCTCGGCGGCGACGGCGTCCCGACCTTCGACTGGATTCGGGGAATGGACGAGCCGCGTAAGAAAATCATCCTGCCCGACGGGGCGATCGAGTACGAGTTCGGCATCTACACCGAGATCCTGCGCCAAGGCTTCGTTCGGGTCAACAAGACGCGCCAGAACCCGAAAGGCGACCTGGTGTTCGCCCGCTGGATCGAAAAAGCCCGCATCCAGCCGCCGCCTGCCACGAGCGGCGAGTGGAAGCTACCGACCCCGTTCCTGATCTTCCTGGGGATTGAGGACCTTCTGGAGCCCGCCCCCCTTATCCGCGCCCTGCTGCTTCACCGGTACCCACAGTTCGGACCCTGCCGGCGCTCCGATGGAGAACGGGCCCTGCGCAAGTTCCGCCCGCCGGCGTTCGAGCGCATGGTGGGCCCTTTCATGAGCCGGTACTCGCAGGGGAGGCTGGACGAATGGCTGGGGGGCATGGAGCGAGACGCCTTGGAGGCAGTGGCGCGGGTGGAGGTGAGGCCGTGAATTTGTATAAGTTTTGGCCCAGTCTCCTCGCGCGCGCGTGGATTTTTCGATTTTTGAACCTGATTTTTTTTCGGCGAGCTTTTTTCAGGTTCGATCTCGTATCATCTTGCACGGCGTATTCCGTTTCGCGGAATGCGTTTTTCGCTTTCGGCCCATCCTTCCCGGGCCGGATACCTCCCGGTTCTCTCGCAGGAACGAATCCTCAAACCCAGATCAGGGCCGTCCGGCTTGCCCCACGCTTGCCGGCGGCCCTTTTGACTTTGCGATGAGACTGTCTCAGATTCCCGACGGCCACGTCCTGCGGTTCCTGCGGTTCCTTTCCCGGGCCAAGACCTGCGTCTCGCCGGCGTTCTACGGCGTCTGGTGGCCGATGGGCGCCGGGCTTCGGGCTCAGGACGAGCCGAGGTTTGCACCGGAGCCATGAAAGACCTTTTGGGCGCCCTGCTGGTGGAAAAGGCGACCGGGACCGAGTGGGCCGTGGTGGATGCGATCCGTTCGGGGATGCACCCGAACTGTCCGGTGACGGAACTCCTGCTCATGAACGAGACTCAGCTTCGCAAGGTGAATGCTCGGGACCTGGCTTTGGGCTACGTCCGGGCGGTGAAGGCGTGAGCGATTCCAAACTGGCCGAGCTGACCACCAACGGCGGGTTCCGTCTCAAGGTCAAGATGACGCTCGACTCGCTGCGCGAGCACGGCGAGAACCCGAAGGTATTCGAGGGCAAGCGGACTCTGGCTCAACAGCGCGACAAGGTCAAGGCCGGGGTCTCGAGGACGGTGTTGTCGTACCACCTGCGGCGAGGGTCGGACGGCGGCGCCTGTGCGGCCGACGTGGCCGATGCCAAGACTGGCTGGCGGGCCTCGATCCGGTTCTGGCTGCTCCTGGGCGCCAACGCTCAGGCTCGCGGCATGGGCTGGGGCGGGCTATTTGGGCTATCGCGCAAGCAGAAAGCGCAGCTCGTGGCCGTGATCGAGGAATGCCGCGCGGTGAAGTGGCAAGAGGACGCGGCAGTGTTTGACCGCAAGATCGTGCTGGGCTGGGACCCGGCGCATGTCCAAACGGGGGATAACTGGTGAGTGGGACTGTTGAACTTGAGCTTTTGAAAAAGGCCACGACGGCCCTTCGCATCCTATGGGCTGTCGCTTTCGCGTCTTTTGGCCTTGGGGTATGGGTGACGCGCGAGCACTTTGAGAACCAATCTCGATTCGCCCGCCTTGAAACCGACTACGTGAACCTTGCCAAGCAGGTCAACGACCATGAAACCTGGGCGCTGGTTCGCGAGGAAGATCTTCGGCGCAATGGGACAAAAGCCGAGAAGATGCTCCAGCGGCTTGGTGACAAGCTCGGCGTTAGTTGGGAGGGGATCGAATGACGATCCCGACCGTGGACGGAAACTCCCTGATCCTCATCATCGCCGTGACCTTCACGCTGCTTACACTTGCGCTGGCCAAGGGCTACTTTTCGAACGGCGATTCGGGGCCGGTCGGAACCTTGAGCCAAAAAGCGCAGGCATCGCTTACGCTTTTGAACTCGATTGGGATTCTGGGACTGCTCTGGATCGTGGTTGTGCTCGGCCTGCGGGTCGCATCGTCGGTCGAGCGGTTTGCTGACTACGTCGACCGCCAGGAGAAGACTAATGCAGGAAGTCCTTAACGCGCTCAATCGGATCGACAGTTTGCTTAGCGAGGCTGAGAACCGAGCTAATGCCCTCGATGCGATCGCGGGCGCTTTGGCGGGTGGAATACCAACGCACGCGCCAATTCAGAATGAGGCCCAAGTGAACGTTGCAACCAACAGCGAACTTTTGAATTGGAAGGCCTCTTGGCTCTCGTGCTTGGGGTCCGGTGCATGAAGATGCTCCCCTCGACTCTGGCCGGCTGGATCGTCTTTTACCTCTGGATGATCTGCATCATGGTCCTTGGGGCTTGGGTGCTGACGCGGGAGGACATCCCGCAGATGGTGGGCACGGTCCTGACGGGCGTCGTGAGCGGGTACCTGGGGGTTTTGACCGGCAAGAACATGAACGCGGCCACGACGGACCGCGAAGGAAGCGAATGATCGACATCGAGCGAACTCTCGAACTGGCCCAAGGGGCGTACCCTGCCTGGCAACGCATGAAGGAAGACCAAAAGCGGGTCGATTGCTTCCGGCAGGACTGGGAGGAGGCTACGGCTAAGGCGCGGGAAACCGGGGACCTCAAGACCCTGGAAGCACTTCTCAAGGTGTGGCCGGCGCTTGCGATGGCGTTCCCGACCGGGCTCTCGACCGACCCCTTCAAGCGGTTCCGGCTCCTGGCCGACGACTTTGCGCGGGCGCTGGGGTTCGAGCGCTACAAGGCGCGAAGGAACCTGAAGTAGGGGGCCTGCTTGGCAGTTAAGGCAAGCGAAACCGAAAAGAAGTTTCTCGATGCGGCCGCCCTTGCGGTGATTCTAAAGCGAGTCCTGAAAGTCGGGGCCGTCGACCCGGAAGATATCCGCCGCAAGGTCTGCTTCGTCGGCAAGATCACGCCGGACGAGTTTGACGAATGGATCGTCGACCGATTCGACCTGATGCAGAAGGCGGTTCGCGCTGACCTTCTGAACCAGCTCCTGGTCCAAGCGAACGTTCGGAAGAAAGCCGAGACGGATGCCGACCTCGGACTTAAGGTCCTGGAGCGCCGAGACTCGGAAAGGTGGCGCCCAAACCAGAAGATCGAAGTCGTGATCGAAAACCCCCGGCTTCTTTTCATCATTGGCCAAGTGACTAAAGCGCACTTCGATCTAACGGATGCCCAGATCGGCGAGTGGGCCCAGAAGTGCCAGGAAGCATTGAATCAAAGTGGCGGTCCCAGCATCCCAGGCGATTGATTGGCTTTTGAACGGGGCGCGGGCGTCGAGAACGAGTGAACAGGTGCTGGATGGCTACCTGGAATGGGTCCGGCGGCATTTCCCCCATGTCTGCTTCGCTCCCTTTGGGCCAAGACACTTACGGCTTTGGGGGTGGTTTGACGATCTCCGGCTCGGTGTGAAGTCAAAGCCGATCGTCGAGGTTTGGCCGCGCGGCTCTGCCAAGAGCTCGACCTGTGAAATGGCGGCGACGTACATCAGCGTCAAGGGGACGCGAAAGTACCTGCTGTACGTATCGGGAACTCAGGAGCAAGCCGACAAGCACGTGGCCGCGATCGCTTCGCTGATGGAGCGGATCGGGGTCGAACGCAGCCTCAACAAATACGGCCATTCGAAGGGTTGGCGCCGAAATCAGCTCAGGTGCGCAAACGGATTCACCGTCGAAGCGCTTGGACTGGACACTGCAGCTCGTGGCGCCAAGATCGACGAGCGCCGCCCAGACCTTGAAATCTTCGACGACATCGACGACGTGGACGATAGTCCGGCGACCGTCGAGAAACGCGAGCGAAGCCTCAAGAGCAAGATCATTGCAGCCGGATCGATCGATTGCGCGGTCGCCTTCGTACAAAACCTGGTCCACGAGGGCGGCATCGTCTTCAAACTGGCCAGCGAAAAGGCTGACTTCCTTTTGGACCGGGTGATTTCGCCGATCGAAGTGGCGGTCGAAGGGTTGGAAGTTCAAAGCGCCGATCGTGGCGACGGGCGCAAGATTTGGCAGATCGTCAATGGGAAGGCGACTTGGGAGGGGCAGCCATTAGAGATTTGCGAAGCGCAGATCAACGAATGGGGCCTTAAGACCTTCCTGCGGGAGGCCCAGCAAGAGGTCGAAGGCGCCGATGGGTACTTCTTCGACCATAAGGCTTTCCAGACGCTCCTCTTCCCGGAGCGTTGGGACGGTTGGCGGTTCTGCCTTGCCTCGGACCTTGCGTCCACCCAGGGCGGCGGCGACTTCACGGTTTTCGTGCTGATGGCGCGGGATCCGCTGGGCCGAATCTGGATCATCGACGTCTGGCGGCGCCAGCTCAGTTCGGAGCGGGTGCGCCGGCTGCTCAATATCCTGGCCGTATGGGCGCGACGAACCTACGGAAACCTAACGGTTCGACTTCCCCAGGACCCCGGGCAAGCGGGCAAGGACCAGACCGGACAGCTTAAGACGATGCTGCTCGGCGAGGGGTTCAAAAAAGAGGAGATCAAGGTTGTCCCGGTCACGGGCTCCAAATCCACGCGGGCTAGCGGTTACGCCGAGTCGGTGAACCTTGGCAACGTGATCCTGGCGCCCGAGGCGATGCACCACCGCGTGGCGATGCTGACGGACCTGGGTGGCGACGACGGAAGCTCCTGGCATCACCCGTGGAAGGAGGAGCATCGCAAGTTCAGGGCCGATGAGGGGCACGAGTTTGACGACCAGGTCGACGCAGGGGCGGACGGCTTCAACGAGCTGGATAAGGGCAAAAAGCGGATCAGAGCCGTATGAATTTCATTTCGCGATTTAAGGCGGCCAGCCGCATCCTGTTCACGGGCGCCCCGTCGGGAATCTATGCGTCTGCCCAAGCCTTTGGCGGCACGCCCGGCCGCCGCGGCCCGCTTTGGGAAACGTCCGCGATCGCGGCATGCGTGCGCTTTGGCGGCGACACGTTCAACGAGGCGCCCCTAAAGGTCTTCAGCCGCGCCGATGAGGATGAACTCCCGATCGCCGGACACAACCTGACGAAGCTCTGGCGCCGCCCGAACGCTTTCTACTCCGGCCGCTCGATGGTCTCGGCGCTCGTTTTGTCCGGGATGGTGTCGGGCGACGGCTACCTTCTGAAGGCCCGCAACGGCGGCGGAGCAGTCGCCGAGCTCTGGTACGTACCGCATTTTGCGATTTGCCCCAAGTTCCCACAGAACGGGACGGAGTTCATTTCGGCGTACGAATACACGGTCGGCGCGCAAAAGGTGCTGATCGCGCCCGAGAACGTGATCCACTGGCGCCCGTACGGGCTCGACCCTTCGAGCTACCGCCAGGGCTGGACGCCGATCAAGGCGGTGCTTCAGGAGGTTCTGACGGATTCGGAGGCCGCGCTGGCGGCCCACGCACTGATGCGGAACCGCGGCGTCGCGGGCGCGGTGATCCGGCCCAAGGGTGAAGAGGGGTCGATCGAAGCCGAGGACGCCGACGAGATTCGGGTCAAGTACAGTTCGATCCAGGCCGAGGGCCGAGGGGGCGTTCTGGTCCTTTCTGGCGCGGCCGACGTCGATTTCCCGGATGGCATCGAAGCCGAGAGCTTCGAGAAGATTCGGAACATCTCGGCCGAGCGTACCTGCGCGGCGATTGGCTTTGACCCCATGGTCGTGAGCCTCCCCTCGCAGACCAAGACCTACTCGAACTACGCCGAGGCCCGAGAGGCCGCTTACGAGGGCTGGGTGATCCCGCGGCAGGACGAACTCGCCGACACGCTCAGCACGCAGCTTCTGCCGGACTTTGCCGACCCCGAGCAATTCGGAGTCGGCTTCGACCGCCGGAAGGTCCGGGTCCTCCAGGGCGACCTGGATAACCTTTGGAAGCGGGTCAGCGGGGCCTATCAGGTCGGGCTCATTGGCCGCAAGCAGGGCCAAAGCCTGATCGGAGTCGGCGCACCCGAGAAGGACGACGTTTACGCCACCGACATGGCCGGCACCCCCAAGGACCAGGAGGCCAAGCGTCTGATGGGGCGGATCGGCGAAGAAAGCCGCCGCCGGCGCGAACTGTTCGACGATTTGACGGAAGAGGACGATGCCCCACCCGACGATTGAGGCCTTCGAGAAGGAGGCGCGGCCGGTCATAGTCGGCGTCCCGCGACCGACCCAGGCCGACTTTGCGCGGTTCCTGCGAGTACGCGCCTCGACGCTCGATGAGATCATAGCCAAGCTGATCTCGGGCGAATACGCGCCGCTGCAATGGTACGAGGCCTTCTACCGGCTGATTCTGCTGGATGGCCACGCCGGCGCCCGAGCGCTTGGCCGGCAGCGGGCCGGAGATTTTGCCGAGATCGGAGTTGAGGACTACTTGGCTGGGCGAGTCATTGCAGACTCCGAGACTGAGTATCTGCTGAGGTTCCTCGAGGATCTGGTCTCAAAGGACCGCCGGTATTGGGACGCCGATCTCAATGCCTACAAGCCGCAGGCGATCCAAAACCGAGGCCGTCTCTACGTGCAGAAGATGCGGGGAACGGCCGGGCAGGCATTCGTTTCGGCAAGCCCGGACGAGGCCGAGTTCAACTGGGTCATGGGCGCCGCCGAGCACTGCGACGAGTGCCCCGTGCTGGCCGGCAAGAGCCCATGGATGGCGGGAGAGCTTTTCACGACCCCCGGCAGCGGCATGACGCCCTGCGGGGCCAACTGCAAGTGCCACCTGGTCCGCCGATCGGACGGGTTGACGAGTTTTAAGCCGGTGAGTCTGAAATCATGAACTTCAAGCAGCTTTCCTGCCAGATCAAAACCTCCGATGAGGCAATGGAATTCGAAGGCTACGGTTCGACCTTCGGGAACATCGACCGCGTCGGAGACATCGTGGTCGCGGGCGCGTTCAAGGACACGCTTCCGGCCTTTGTCGAGAAGGGGCTGTTCCTTTGGCAGCACTCGAGCCGCGAACCCGTAGCCAAGCCCAAGAAGGCTCAGGAGGACGCCAAGGGGCTGTTCGTGATGGGCAAGATTTCCGACACGGCGACGGGCCGCGACGCCTACACGCTGATGAAGGACGGCGTGATCCAGTCGATGTCGATCGGCTTTGACGTCCTGGACGCCGAGAAGCTGACGCCGGAGAACATCGGCAGCTACTGCAGCACCGACGGCGTCGACATGCACCGGCTCGAACTTGCCTTCCGGTGGGGGTACGCCCTCAAGAAGATCGAGCTCTATGAGATTTCCCTGGTGTCCGTGCCGGCTAACGAGCTGGCCGAGATCACGAGGGTCAAGGACGGCTCTGGCGGCCGGACTTTCGACGATCACTCCGTAGCGGCTCTGGCGGCCGTGAAGGACTGGGCCGAGCGCACCGCGGGGATCCGCGAGCTGCGCATGGCCAAGGGTGAGGAGCTTCCCGAGGAGAGCCGCACCCGTATCCGCGCCTTGCTCACCGGCCTCGATGAGGTTCAGGCCGCCCTCAAGGGCGTTCTGGCCGACCCGGAGCAGGTGGCGGACCCCTTGGAGGTCCTGCAAGCGCGCGCCAAGTTCCTCGAAATCGAGTCCCGGCTCATCGCCGGACCACGCTAACGGAGAAGACACATGAAAAAAGCAGCCGTTTTGGCGACCGAGCTTCAGGCCAAACGAGAAGAGTTGGCCAAGCTCTTTGCCGACAACACGGTCGAGCAGGACGGGGTCAAGAGATACAAGTTCAGCCCCGAGCAGCTGACCGAGATCAACAAGCGCAATGAAGAACTGGGCACGCTTCACGACGAGTGGCAGGCCCAGTTCAATCTCGAAGAGACGGACCGCAAGAATCGGGATGCGCTGGCGGGCATCAAGAACGTCTCGCGCCCGCAATTCGAGGCCGGCCCCGATGGCGGAAGCCGTCCCGGCGCGGGCCTGATCAAGACGATCGGCCAGATGTTCATCGAGTCCGAGGGGTACAAGGCCCACAAGGGCCGGCCCCACGGCATGTCGGTCGAGATCCCCAACTTCGATCCCCGGTTCTTCATGGGCACGGGCATGAAGACGCTCTTCTCGACCAGCGCCGGCTGGGACCCCGAATTCGTTCGGAACGGCCGGGTCGAACTGACGCCCGAGCGGGCGCTCGTCGTGGCGGACTTGCCCTCCTTGGGCTCGACCGACACCGACACGGTCGCCTGGATGGAAGAGACGACCAAGACCAACAACGCCGCCGAAGCGGCCGAAGCGGCGGCGTACGCCGAATCGGCGCTGGCCCTGACCGAACGGACCGAGCCGATCTCCAAGATCGCGACGTTCATCCCGGTCACGGAAGAGCAGATGGCGGACGAGCGCCGGGTCGAGAGCTACCTCGACAACCGCCTGGAGCGGCTTGTGCGGGAGAAGCTCGACGCGCAGCTCCTGGTTGGCTCCGGAACCCCGCCGGCCATCGAGGGGTACCTGAACACCTCGGGCATCCAGACCCAGGCCAAGGGCGCCGATGCGGCCGTCGTGGCGATCCACAAGGCCATCACGAAGGTGCGGTTCACCGGCTACGCCGAGCCCGATGCCATCGTGCTGCACCCGAACGACTGGGAGCCGATCCGGCTGATCCAGGACGCGAACGGCAACTTCATCTGGGGTCCGCCCAGCGAAGCCGGCCCGACCCGCATCTGGGGCGTCCCGGCCGTCATCACGCCGGCCATCACCGAGAACACGGGCCTGGTGGGCGCCTTCCGCGCCTACTCGGAACTCGTGATGCGCTCGGGCATCCAGATCGACGTGAGCAACAGCCACGACGACTACTTCGTCAAGGGCAAGTTGGCCATCCGGGCGAAAATCCGGTGCGGTCTTGCCAAGTACCGGCCGTCGGCATACTGCTCGGTCACGGGCCTCTAACCCGAACTGCAGGGGCGGCAGAGGCCGCCCCTGCCCTGAAATTCAAGACGGAGGTCTAACCCATGCCATTGAT